AAACTTATTGATCTTATTATTATTGATATGCTTATACTTATCATCAGTAACATCATTAATCCCAAGCGCCTTAATAAAATCTTTATTTATCAAATTAGCAAAGAAGCTCTTGTTACTATCTGCTGTTATTGGATCGTTTTTTATTCCAGGAATATTATAAACATTTGTAGCACCTTTCACACCATTAAGTGCTTTTAATACTTGTTTATCATAATCAATTTTATAATCCCAATTTTTTTTATCAATATCCATCTGTTGTTCTGATAGCTTCTTAGTTTCTTTGATAAACTCTTTAGTATTATCTTTTTCAAATTGATACCTATCAAATCCCATTGATCTATTCAAAGAATCATTTAGCATAGAGCTTGTTACTTTACTTGTATCATTAGCTATCTGTTGCTGCTGACCTAGCCATGTTCTATTTGCATTAGCTTGATTATTCAGAATGCCATTGGCTTCTGATATTAAACCATTATTGTTCTTAGTTAGATTTGCTAACCATTCTTCTATATTACTCATTATTTTCTCCTTCCATATTCATCAAAATCTCTATACGGATCATTTCCTCTAAAACTAGAAGAAAAACCACCAAAGAAATTATAATTATTATCAATGTCACCAGTTCCTGGAATACTAAAATTATGAGTATTATTTCTTTTAATGTTATTAAACGAATTAAAGACTCCTATTTTAGGAGCCTCATATTCTTGAGTAGGTAAATTATTGTCTCCATTATTTTGTTTACCAAACAAATCTATTTGCAGTTGACCTAAGTCTAGATTCTGCTGTGCTCCTTTAATGTTAAGATTAGCTAATTGACTTGCTTGATCTGCTGCTTTCTGACTAGAGAAGAAGTTCATTATAGAACTAGCAGTTCCTAATCCTTGCATACCTCCAGCTAATGTAGATTGCAACCAATTGTCATTCTCTCCAATATTCTCATTCTGTCTTTGCATATCTAGCTTAGCGTTCATATCCATACCATTCTGATAGATCTGATTAGCATTATTGCTAGACTGACTATACATATTGGAAAAAGCTCCTAATTGAGCTTCACTTCTATTGTTCATTGCTGATCTACTTATCAGATTGCTTTGTTGAGCAGAAGCATTACCAATACCAGTAGTCATAGCTTGCTGATTCTTTGCTTGTGCCTTATCTATATTTGCGTTAAATGATTGTGCAGCTTTTCTTCTTTGTCTATTCTGATCCTGATTACCAAAGAAACTATTGATAGCTCCCACTCCTGCACCTAGTGCTAATTGCCACATACACCCTCCTTATAGAGTCCATAATGTATTATCGTTTACAATATCCATACCTAATGTACCAATCTCAATATCTCTTAAGTATATCTTTCTCAAGTAAAGGAATAACTGAAAAGAGTTATATGCCTCTTGTATATCATCATTCAACACAGCATTGAAACATCTATTCAATACTTTTGTACTCATACTAAACTCTTTAGGATCCAATACTGGAACAACATATTGCTCACCTTCTCTGATACTTATTACATTACCAAGTATCCACTGATCATTGTTACCAATCTTTCCTAAAGGAATACTATGTCTATTTAACAATCTAGGTGTGCTTATCTGACATTTATCTAATTCAGTATTTATATCTACAATCAAACTAGATGTATTACCTTCTAACATATCTCCATATACCAATGTAGCACTAGCATTGCTCATTACATATCCCAACAAATAACTTTAATTATTTCATGATTGTTAATACTTACTCTTTGCACATTCTGTCTAAGTACGTTTGCATCCTTATCCTTCAATAACTTCATCAACTGATACATTCCATCATAGTCTCTCATGTCGTATTTTTCTAACATCGTTTTCATAATCAACAACATCTCAGTATCAAACATTCTGTCAGTCTTTACGATCCTTAAACTACAATCTCCACATATTAAATCATTACCAGATATACTAATTGGGACATTATCAACATTATTAGTTCCACTCTCAACACAAGTATAAGCACCAAACTCTTGTTCTCCATCCTGTGTAACGATTAATCCATTAGCAATTCTTACCACATTACCCATTTCACTAATAGGAATTATACTAATTGGATCAGTAGTTATGTCGTAGGTAGTATCTTTAGTTGTAAACCAACCTATAATACCTTCAGTGAAAGACTCAATGTCTTGTTCACTTATATCTATAAATCTAGAGTCCATACTTATTCTCTACTATATCTATTCCACATTGAGTATCTACTTGAGAATTATAAAGGTTGATCATACCACTTAACATATAGTTATAAGTACTACTACCTTTAATATCTCCATTCCTTAGACAATCTATTTCCTTATATCTCATAATAGTGAACATAGCTAATAGATCATCAATAACATTATTCCAAACTAATTTAGGATAAAGATAAGCTAGTACAACACCATTATACTGTTCTAAGAACAATTCATTAGCTCTTATATGGTACTTACCATAACTATTCTCACACATTGTAATCTCTGGTTTAGTAGCAAAGCTAATTACATAACCTTTAGTCTTATATAACCTAGCTTCAAGTATATGATCTTTATCTAATGCAGGTACATAGTCATCTCTAAGAAATAATCTTAATGATCCGCCATGTATGTTTACTGGTAAACTATTGTCTTCTATTTTTAACTTATGAATCAATGTTCCCGTAAGTCCAAATGCAGGAATATACCATTGATCACTTAACTCTAATTTAGTAATGGTATCATCATTCTCACCATAACAACTAAGGAACTCTTTAACCTGAAACTCATTATCATCTATTGTTAATGTAGAATCCACCGTAAGACAAGCATCTCCTTCAATCCTTAATGCAACTGGAACTAATCTAATTGCTCTCTTAATAGAATCATAAGCCTCCAACATACCTACTTCATCATTGTTGCAAATCTCTATTAAGTGAGCATAGTCTTCTACTATATTATTTGCTACATCAAACATGATTACTTCCCACTATTCTTTAAAGAATCCTTACTAACAACTGTAGCTTTAACCGGTTCTTCATCATATCCTCTGTTTCTCTCTATAGTCTCTCTATTTATAATAGTCTTTCCAGCTCTCTCTAATCTCATATCTATAAGTTGATCTATTACAGAATTAGGTAAATATTTATCAGCTTCTTCTACAGTAATCTTATTGAATGCAAATGGATAGAAAGCATCTGTTTTAATAAACCTTACAAATTGTTCATCACTCTCTTTATACAATCCGATACCATGTTGTCCTGCAACAAACTTAGCTTCTTCATCTGTAACATATACCTGTTGTCCTCTTCTAAGATTAACTATCTTACCGTTACCAAGATTGATGTCAACCATTGAAACCTCAGCAATTGAGATTGCCACATAAAATCTATTTTCCATTTTTCATTCTCCAATTTTTAATCAATTTGCTCAAAAACTATCTCATTAAATCGCATTTTAAAAACTTTATGATACTTTCTCCATGAACTTCTCGAATCTCAATTAAAGCCTTAAAAACGATCAAATCAAACATACTCATTTTAAACCAGATTTCCAAACTGTTTTTGAGATTTTCCTGAAATACTTTAACTTGAAAATATTTGAGGAAAGCCTCAAAAGAGGCGATCCTGAAGCATTCTGATTTCGAGATGAATTAGTCCTCATCCCGAAACCAAATGCCCCTTAAACGGCTAAGCCGGGGTAAAGTCGAAGAATGCGTGATTTGAACAATTTTTGATTTCGATACCGGACTCACCTCTCATTGCTTCTTCATACATATCCTGACCCAAAGGTTGAATACCAGTATGAAGTTTATCAGCTCTATATATCTTCTCTTTGATCTGTGTTTTATCAATAGCGATACAAAGGAATCTAGGGTTGATTCTTAGACCATAAGTCCACCAGTAAGGCAATGGGAACTCTGTAATATAATCCATTGTTGGATCATATACGAATGACAACGATCCTTCAATAGTTTCATATCTATAGACACCGATACCAAGAGTCATTGTTGAATCTTTAACATAGTTAAAATGATTAGCACCAAGTGCTGATCCATTAGTAGATGTAGTAGATGTCAAATATTTCTCCCAGTATGCAAGAATCTTAATCAAATCCTTACCACACATATATGTTCTAGATTCTGCACCCTGTTTAGCAGACTTCTTAGTAGCCATCAATACGCCTTCCATCCAATTCTGGAACTCTAAACCTGCCATGTTAGACCCTGGAGTTGTAGGAATAGGCATCTTGAAGAATGGGATATTGTGTAAAGACATATCGAAGAATCCACCTGTTCCTCTTACTGGCATATTGTCTTCGTAGTCAGTAACAGAACCAGCAGTATAGAAGCCATTAGTCTTCTGACCCCAGATGTAAGCATTCTGTCTCTCTCTGTTATACTTTCTAAGTTCTCTCTCACGAGTCATCTTCATGTCGTCATAGAACTTAAACTTACCATTAGCCATACGAGAACCAGTTACACCATATTTATCTGAAGCAAAGATTTGAACATTGTTCCATCTTCCATCAGATTGATAGATATAACCACCACCTCTTGAGAAGTTTGCACCCTCTGGGATTAGCTTAGGTTTGTTAGCAAATCTATTGATAAGAATATGCTCAGACATTCTAGTCCAACCTCCGTTAGGGAATGAGGTAATAGTAGATGGATGAGCAACTTCATCTAACAGAACTACAACTTTCTGATCAGCAATACTTGTATAGCCAGCCAAGTTAGATACAGACAAATCAACAATAAGAATGCCCATTGTCATAGCTTTATCATAGATAAATGAATGGATTCTACAAATAGCGTTATTCATTTGATGATAAGTTGTACTAGGAGTACCAGTTGGGTCAGTAACAACCTTGTAACATAAGTTAGCAAATGGCTGTTGAACAGCTCTAGCATTTGCACTATAAGTCAAAGACCTAGTACCACCAGAAATAGTAGATTGGTTAAGTTCAATAGTACCAGTGGAATCAGTTAGAGTATATTTGTTTACCTGTAGAGTATTAATATACTTAATCAGAATATCTTCTTTCTTTCCAATGGATAAATCATTACTTCCATTAATCAATAATGCAAGATATTGACCATGAGAAGAGAATACAGCATTCTGTCCACTTGTTTCATGATCTGAATATTGTAATGAAGTAGCAGCTACTAGATTATCAGAATCTCCAGTGGTTGCATTATAATCAACAGTATTTGTAGCAGTACCACCAGCTGCAACATCTGCCTGAACAGCTGCATCCTTAGCGCCTCCTGCACTTGTACGATTGATAAGATATGAAATATTAGTAGAAGAACCAGCTGTAAGGTCTGTAACATTTACTCTACAACCTCTTAAAGGCATTCTACCACCATAGTAAGCTGAATTATCTGGAGAAACCTGTACATAAGAAGAATTGAATACCGGACTAGACTCAGTTTGTCTCAATCTCATGTTATTCCACTTAATCCAAATAGAATCATCTCCTTCTTTACCTTCAGCATAAGAATAGAGTTGATCATTGATGCTTTCAGTACCAACATCTTCCAATAACCTAAGTAATGGAAATTCTTCTGGCATTATTTTTCTGACATCATCATAAATATCTACAATGAATGAACCCATGTGTTCATCCCAGATAGCTTCTGTTGCTCCGATACCTTGTGTTTGTGGCATTAAAGGAGAAGTACCAGAGCGGTTGAAATCCTTATAACCTGCCGTTGTTGCTAACCCATTATATTTGGGAGCATTAGTTGTATAACCAGCCATATTATTTACCTCTTATTATAATAATGAACCTAAATTAACTCTCTTCTCTGCCTTTATAAAATCATCATAGCGAGAAGTATTTTGTGCAACACTTACAGGAGGTTGCGAACCATTTAGTTTGTTAGCTGCAAAAGCAACCTGTTCTTTTATGGAAGTTTTGTTTAGAATGCCTATTACATCTTCTGCTTTCAATCCGTATCTACTAGCTTCTACACTTAGTTCTCTCAAAGCATTTACAGCTTGAGGATCCAATTGCTGTTGCTCTTGTCTTGGTTGTACTCTCTGTTCTTGATTCGATTGCTGATTAGGCTGAGAATTAGTACCTAGAGTATCACCTAACAATGTGTCAAGAAAGTCGTTAGACTCTTGATCATTCGTCTGTGCAGGAGCTTGATATTTCTGCTGTTCTGCAACAGGTTGTCTGTATTGTTCTTCATACTGTCTAACAAGATTTTCATTATTGTTAAACGCTAGTGCAGCATCAAGTTGACTTTGTAACTGCTCATTCTTAATCATTAGATCATTCGCATCAACTTGTGGTTCTTCAAAGATACCTAGTTGAGCTTTTGCGTTTCTTCCTTGTTGTTCCCAAGACGGTAGTGTATTCACTATACCTCTTCCAGGAATCCATGCATTAGACATTGTTTACCTCCATTATATTTAGTAAGTCATTTAATGTAACCTTATCCTTCGCTACTTCTCCAACAAGTTCTTGTAGCTTATCTATTTCTTTTTCTTTAGCTGTCAACTCTATATTATGGTTTACATCCTTAACTTTACCCATAACATTAGCATTAGCCATAATTTTCTGTACTCTAAGAGCTGCTCTAGTATCTCCATATTGCTTATCTAACTTAGCTTTATGCTCTGTAGTAAGTACCGTTACGCCCATGTCTTCTAATTTCTTTTTCATCTGTTTTAATTCTTGATCTTTCTCTTCTAGAGCCTGTTGTAATGATTCCGACTGTTGTGCTAAGTTAGCAATCAAATCTTCTCTCTCAAACAACTCATCTTTATTATCTATAGGAGCATATCTCAATACAGATTTAACATCCTTAATTAAACCAGTTTGATAGAAGTCGTACATCAAACTAAACTTATGTGCATTAAAGCTAGGTTCATAACTACCTGCAACAATACAAATATCTTCACTTAAATCCTTAGTAGAGTTGATGATTCCTGTAGCAGCCTTAGCATACTTAAATTTACTCTTCATCTCTAATACTTTAGCTTGTGCTTTAATATCACCAATCTGTTTAGCTAATGTAGCTTTATACTGTTCAATGCTAGCATCATTTTCAAAGTTAACTTGATTATTAAGACTTATAACATCTTTAATCTTATCAGCATCTACAACAGAAAGAATAGTCTCTCCAGGAATATAAGCCTTAACAAACTGTATTACTATAGTACCTATTAGAGATAAAGCCTCTTCCATAATTACAGAAATATTCTTCAACCTATTCATAGCCATATCATAATACTGTTCCATCTCTAACTTCTCTTGCATACCTTGATTACCAAAAGATGCTTGTTCTGGTATTGTATTAGCTCTAATCTGATTCTGAGCATCTTGATACAATGTAAAGAAACTCTGATTCAATGGTTGTCCACTGATAACAGTAGGAGGCATACTATTTTGACTATCTCCTGCTAATATAATTAAGTTACCTGGACCGTTATATTCTCTCTGTAACTTACCTCTATCATTACCAATAATATCAGCTTCTCTTAAGAATACCTTTGAGCTACTTGTATTCATAGCATTAAGTAATACAACACCATAAGTCTTATTTGTAAATTTCTGTAACTGTTGGAGAAAGTAAGCCTCGCCTAATGGATAAGGAGTTCCTGTTGCTTCAGAGAAGAATGGAACTAAAGGTATGTTAGTGATACTCTTATCCATATCTTGTCTAATAACATGGGAAGTACCTATAATGGTTTCCATTATAATCTTGTCCTTAATTTCTCCATCATCATCCTTATACGACTCTTTTCTAAATCCTTCAAACACTTTGAAATATCTTTTCTCTTCATCATATAAGGCATTAAGCTGTATAACATAACCTGTATCAGAGTTCATTCCTCTAGCTTTTTCAGGTAATCCATATGCTAATCCATCTATTCCATAAGTAGCCTTAAGAACATCCTCTGGAAGATATTTCTCAACATACATAAATCTTGCATCTCTCATCATAATGTCAGTGCTTGTCTTATCAACAATCACTTCATTATAATTCAACTTCTTCAACAAGATCTTCTTGCCTTCAACATATACATAACACCAAGAGATATTATCTCTTAATCCACTCTTAATATAATCCCTAAAGAATAGATTACCCTTACTATTATTAAATACCCATTTTAACAACCTATTATAAATATCACTCTCTATTGTATCATTCTCTCCCATTGGATTAGCCTTAAACTCTGGAAGATTACTTGTTAATAGAGAAGCCATGTCATTGATACTTGTTCTAATCTTATTAATAGTAATGATAAATTGATTTCTATCTTTCATCATTTGTTCTTCTTCATCTGTCAACTGTTGCCCAAAGAACATATCTCTACATCCAGATGAACACTCACAATACTTCTTAAACTCTCTACCATAAGAACCAAATAGATTTTGATACAGAATGGTTAACTCTTTCTCAGACATAGTTTGTATGCTTTTTATATCCATCATAATGTTACCCAGCTTTCGTTATACCCAACATTTTTTTCTACGAATCTCATCTCTTCTATTTGTTTCTGAACATCTATGTTAAAAGGTTTTCTTCCATGTATAACACTCAAATACATTCCATCTAAAGTATCATCATGTTCTGTTAATCCACCACTAAATCCTGCACCCTCTTCTTTCAACAACCCTATATTTGGACAACCTTTAATATATGATACCTGTCTAGTATTAATTGGAACACTTAAACCTTCTTTAAACTTATTGCCTTTATTGATCTTCTTATCAAATTTATTTATTGGAAAGAATTTACCTTGTCTCATCTGTTCGCTTCTAACTAACTGTAATAAAGCTAATTGATAGGCTACTGTCTCTATTGTAACTCCATTAAAGTGATATTTCTCATGCAATTTAAATACAGTATCTCTCTGTTTCTCGACATCCATTCTATCAGCTATTATATCTAATATTATGTAACTACCATTAGGAAATATTCCCATAACAAAGAATATGCTTCTATCACTTTTATCAGTAAGGGCTATTGCAGGATCACAACCAAGAAACGTATTAACAGGTAAACAAGTTCCATTACTAAACTTAATATATTTAAAGGTCTCATACTTTTTGAATATACAGTCCATTTCAACTATGGCTTCCATATTCAGTACTGGTGCTCCAGCAAGTCTAGGTATATTATAATACTCTTGCCAGAACTCCCACATGTTAGCTCCACCATTGATCTGTTCGTAATATTGCTTCTTAGCTTTAATTACGTCAATAGGAAATCTTTTCTTCCATGTGGGTTCACCTATATTAAGGTGATCACTAGATATACCTCTCTCAAAATAGTAACCATTAGGTTCTTTAAACAGATCAGGTCTTGTCTTCTCATTCTTTATATTAGCCAAGAAACTATCTGGATGGACTATCGTACCTTGAAATATCAACTTATAATTAACATCACCTGCTGGTAATAAAGCAGAGTTAATTCTATTCAACACATCTTCTCTCTGCTCCTGGGTCTTAGTATTTAATTCAGATTCAAAGTCATCTGCTACAACTTTACTAGGTCTATTATGTCCAAACTTAATACCCCTAATTCTAGACCTAAAACCTTTAGCTGTTAAATAACAACCATTGCTAAACAATGCCTCATGCTGATTCCAAATCTTACCTTTATTAACTCCATATAATCTACCTAATATTTCATTCTCTAGTATCTCATTCTGAATAGTCATAAGATCTCGCATACACTGATCTTCAGCTTCAGAAGTAAATACTGATACCTTCTCTAATCTATAACTAATGTCATGTGAACTACTTATAGTCTTAATCGTACTCTTTGCTGCACCTCTAAATAAAACTAATGCTGCATAAGTTCCATTTCCTCTTGCTAATTGATCATGTATATTATATATATCACTATGAAACTGAGGTACTTCTGTAACAACATGTGGATAACAAACTCTAGCATACAATTCCTTAGAATGAAACATATCTCTTTTAAGTGTTGCTATCTCTGGTTTACTTAATGAATTGAGTTTATTATACATGGAGATCATTGACATAGATTAGTCTCCGCTAACTCTTCTGTTGTAAACAACTTTCTAGCTACACTACTTATCTGTTTACTTGTAGGTAGTACAATCTCAACTGCTGTTTGGCATTCTATTTGTTGGGCTTCAATAACAACAGCCTCTTCTGTATCTTCTCCAAACATTTTTCTTCCCACATCTGAGTTCTTTTCAGATCTTTCAACTGCTCTGGGGCTAACCCCTAAGAGGTCTCCTAAATCATTGTTAGCACTGTATGCTATCTGGTTATTTCCGTTTGCCCATTTAACTAAATTAAGTAGATACATATCTTCACTGAATCCCATATCTCTTACTTTAGTAGCAACTATATTATTCATGATTGCCCTCAATCTTGGTGAACCTTTTATTATATTACCATTAGGATCGCACTTATCTCCTCTTATCTTAGCAGTTGCCTGTATCTCTTCTTTCTTAGTGCTCATCCTAACCAATAAATGCTCTTCTTTGTAATCTATTCCAGAATATGATCCAGAAGGCATCTTAGGTATAGTTTGTATAAAATAGTCTCCATAATGAAACATTCCAGTATTCATCTTAATTAATCCAGTATCTTTATGTTTTCTACTAGCAATAGTCTTATATACCTTAGCAAATAACTTACTACCATCATTAAACCTAAAATAGTCTCCTTCTTTGATACTCTTGAATGGAGTATTATGATCTACTATAGTCTTTCCAACTATATCCCATTCATGATAATACTCAACTAAATAAGTCTTTCCTCTAGGTTTTAATTCGTAGTATAACATTAGTTAAGTAACTCCTAAACTACAGCTTGACATTCATAATCATAACATGTCTCATTAATTGTAGGAACTTCAGCATGACCTATAGCTCCTTCTTTTACATTGAAATCTATACTCTTCAATCTTATCTTCTCATAGTTCTCTATCTCAATGTAAACTGTATAATAAGGTTTGCAATTTATCTTTATTATACTTACTGCTTCTACAGTTAAATAAGCATTAGGTCTTAGTGGATCAACTGGATACTCTAATGTAAATGAATTTATAAGGTTTGTCAAGCCCAAATGTTTTTCATTTATGCCATAGATATTGATCTTAGCAAGTGTATCATCACCATCTCCACACTCTTTATAATTATACTTAACTATAACCTTATCCGAGAGATACAATTTGTTTTCTAACATACTAAAATAACCCAAACTCTTTGTCATAGCTCAACCTCAAATAAAGATACAAATAATTGTAACTGCTTATCAATTTTTAAATCATTAGCCGGTAATCCATTCTTTGGAGCTCCTTCACCAGGATCGTTATAATCAGTTGCTGAGATAGAAATTGATATATCGCCTAGCTTTATATTATCATTTAATGTGCAATCAAACAATGTCATTACACCAGATGTGTCTATGCCAGTCTGATAAAAATATATTGTAGATGGCGAAGATGTTTTATATATTGTTATAGTAGATGTAGATAAATTACAAGATAATCTAATAAATACCTTTTGAATATAATAATCAATCATATCCTTAAACATTACCATATTTGAAAGTATTATTATAGTTTGATTAGCCATACTTCCATCATCTACAATTACAGTAGAATTAGTAAATGTATAGTTAACATTTGTATCTATAATGGTTCCAAAGTTATTGCTTCTATTAGATATTGATATATCACCAGTAACGCTTAATACTATACTATACGTATCATAAATAATCTCTACACTATTATTATCTTTAGATATATATTTTTTAAACACATATCCCTTTGTACTAAATATCTTATCGACTCTATCGCTTATGCAATATATTCCATTTAAGCAAATACAATACATTCTATTTGCTAATTGTATTGGTTGACAAATAATTTGATCGAATAATGTCGTTAATTGCTCCATTCCATTCTTAGTTATTCTAAGTATTATAGATTTATTCTTATAAGCTATTGCACTGATTCCATCTGAATAAAATACATCAATTACAGAAAACAATAGACTCTCATTTGATGGAATCATATTGAACATTGCTGACTTATATAATATACTATCTTTTAGAATAGCTTTAAATGTATCATAATATATATAATTGTTATTAAAATCATAATTTGATTTATAATTAACTTTATATACATTCTTGAAAAACTCTGGTATAGATACATAGTTTCTAGTAATTGCATCTATTGTTAAACAATTAATTATTGACATAAAGTTTTTAGGAGTTAAATTCATTGTTATATCAGTTTCAGATAATGGGGCTGACATATCTGCAATGATATGATAAGCACTTGGCATATTTAAGTAGAATCCATATGATTCCATAATAGCATTGCCATTGTCATTACAAACTCCAACAGCGTTATCTAAGTGGGTCGATGTTGGATATAGGATACTCCATTGAGTATTAAACCTAACATTAACTTTAGATAATGTTATAAATATATCATCATTATAAGAACATATGTTTACCCACATTTGTTTATTGTATTTTTCATTTGTAGTAATACCTGAATAATCATTTGTAATATTACTATATATTATATTTTCAAATATATGCATATCTGATGTATTTTGGTGCATTAATGGAGCAGTATTTATTTCACTAACCTTAATCCATTGTAAGTATTTAGTTAATTCTTCAGAAGCCACCGTTTCTTTATATTTAACTACTAAACTAATATTAGACACACTCATTTTAGATACAAATATACTAGTAATTATTGGATAATCTATATTTAAAGAAGTTAATCCATCATTAATTAAGAGACCATTTAATATTATCTTCTCATTATCAAATGGTTTTAACATAAATGTATAACATGTATTACCAGAAACAAATTGATCAACTAATTTAATTAAATATAAATCAACATCATCTGATAATGTAAACTTTTTATATGCCAATGAAGATGCTAAATCACTTATCCCATACCTCTTTCTATATGTATTCCTAACAGTATATAATTCTGGTTGAGTTGGATACAATGTAACTATGGAATTATTTGCATCATGAGTAGTCTCAGTTGTAATAGACATGTCTATACCAAGTATTGCTGTATTAGCTTGAACTGAATTAAAGTAACATCCAATATTCTTTGTAGTACTAGCACCATATAGTTGAATTAATGAAACTTTAAAACATGAAGCATAATTATAAATTGTTTTTACATCATCATTATACAAATAAGATTGTGCATTGTTATACGAACTTTCAACTAATCCTCCTGTTGTGGTTAGATCATTCGAAGCTCTATGTAGTGGATTGATATAAGAATTATCAAGTAAAGATGATGTTGTTGGAGCTGAGTTATCTCCAATAGATGAATTTAATCTAAAGGATGTAAAGTATAGATTTTCTTTATTATTTATAGTGATATATGAAAATGTTTTAGTTTTAGATGGCAATCCAAGTGCAAAGTCGATTGATACCTGTTCGCTTACATGATCCGTTGTTAATTTTTCTGTTGATAGAATCTTTATTCCTTCTATACAAACAAAGTCTCCATTCGATGAAATAGCTGGAGAGCTAATGTTCAACGACATATATCCATCATCCCCAGCTGCATATGCAGTCCATGTTACCTTATCGTAATTGTCTATACGATATACAGTATTAGCAGCTGTCTTTACTAACTTTCTTATAGATACTTGAATTAAACTTTCTCCAAGATATATAGCACCTCCAGCAGTATATCCTTCAAACTTAATTTGAATTGAAGAAATGTCCCCTACAACAATATTTTTATATTGCATCTTTGGATTACTTGTACTAAAATTAGCTATCTCAGCATATAATGATAAATCATATTCATACAATACTTGTGTTGTACCAAATACATCTTTACTCATTGTACCTATATTTGAAGAAGAAGTCAATATTGTATCTAGCGTAATAAAATCACCTTCTACTTTAGCATTATTTATTTCACTAATGCATACGTCTTTTCTATTAATTAAGTCAGTATAGCCAATGTTATTATCTGAGACATCAAATATTTTAAAACTATTTTTTAAATCTATGGCATTCGTATTTGTTTGAATGTCTAAACTATTCTTTTGAAATACTTCCATATCTAAACTATTAGTATTCGTCTGAATGTCTAAGCTGCTCTTATTTTGAACCTCTAACTCAATACTATTTGTATTCATTTGAATATCAAAACTATTCTTATTAGCTATCTCCATGTCCACTGAGTTAGTGTTTACTTGAATATCTAAGCTATTCTTATTGAACAATTCCATATCTAAGGAATTTGTATTCACTTGTACGTCTAGACTGTTCTTATTAAATAATTCAAGTTCAATAGAATTTGTATTTAGTTGAACATCCAGACTATTCTTCTGAGTTACATCCATATCAATAGATTGCTTATTGATGCCATCCAACTCTATAGATTGCTTATTAACACCTTCTAGTTCAATACTATTTGTATTAACCTGCACATCTAAGCTATTCTTTTGATTAGTCTCTAAGTCTATGCTATTAGTATTCATTTGTATATCTAAAGAGTTCTTTTGATTCATATCCATATCAATAGAGTTGGTATTAACCTGAATATCCAAAGAGTTCTTCTGGTTAATATCCATATCTATTGAATTTGTATTTAACTGTACATCTAAAGAATTTTTTTGAAACACATCTAAATCTAATGTATTTGTAATAACTTGTATATCTAAACTATTCTTAGGAGACACTTCCATATCTATAGATTGTTTATTCAAACCCTCTAACTCAATAGACTGTTTCTGCATTCCTTCAAGATCAATACTTTGCTTATTAATTACTTCAAGTTCTATACTTTGCTTATTTACACCTTCTAATTCAATTGATTGCTTCTGAATTCCTTCTAAATCAATGGATTGTTTTTGTATTACATCTATATCAATAGATTGTTTACTGGTTCCTTCCATATCTAAACTATTTTTATTCTGTACTTCAAGATCAATAGACTGTTTAGATATTCCTTCAATATCGATAGACTGTTTTTGAGTACCTTCTAACTCTAAAGTATTCTTATTTGTAACCTCAAAGTCTATACTTTGTTTTGTAGCACCTTCCATATCTAAAGATTGCTTATTAGTTGTCTCTAAGTCAATACTCTGTTTATCAACTCCCTCTATATCTATAGACTGTTTACTTGTTCCTTCCATATCAATAGATTGTTTTTGAGTAGTCTCTAAATCTATTGTATTCTTACTAACACCTTCCATGTCAATAGATTGCTTAGACACTCCTTCAAGATCAACTGTATTCTTATTTATTACTTCAAAGTCAATAGATTGTTTATTCGTACCTTCCATATCCATAGAACTCTTATTCATAGTTTCCATGTCTATAGTATTCTTTGACACTCCTTCTATATCTATTGATTGCTTATTAGTACCTTCCATGTCGATACTATTCTTTGTAGCAATATCAATATCGAGAGTGTTCTTTTGAACACCCTCCATATCAATACTATTCTTAGTAGTACCTTCTAAATCAACAGTATTTTTATTTATAACTTCAAAATCAATACTCTGTTTCTGAGTACCTTCTAGATCAATAGTATTCTTCTCTACTCCAACCATATCTATAGAATTCTTTCCAGTACCCTCCATATCTATAGTAGTCTTAGATATTGTTTCTATATCTATAGAATTAAGATTCTCTTTATAAACATTGAGTACAAATTGTTTTTCATCTATTGGATTTCCAATTTGTTCATCTACTCTTGATTTCTGCATAGTTATTCCTTATTAAGATAAATCAGAATTATCATACAATACTCTGTCAACTTTATCAACATCAAACAATACTTTAAAGTCATGTATCTTACAAAACTTTTGATAGTTTAAAGTATTGTAAGAATCTCCGCTATGAGGTAATACTTCATAAAATATAGTTTCTACTGTATCATTAGCGGTGGGTGGAGTTAATAGAAATATATTCCCAACAATCTCATTCTTTTCATGTCCAATAGTTGGTCTAGTTAATTCAATAACTGTACGAGTACTAGTTCCATCTAGATTTGAACAATAGATAAAAAGATCTACAATTCCAAGATTGTCTACTGGTGTTCCACTATAATTCCACATAATTGATACAGCATAAGGAATTAGTCTAGATGAGCCATTGATTAAAGAGATGTTTTGTGATTTCATTACATACTCCTCTCTTGAGCCATAAATAAAGGATCATTATCTGTTATATACTTCAATGAAGTGATAACACATGAGCATCCAGCATTGTATAACAATTCACTTCTAACGCCTACAAATTGAACAAGTCTTTCTGTTTCATCGTTATCAATGATAAATGTTTTATGTGCTCTTCCAGTATCATCAATTTTTAAACTACATGACTTAATTAACGTTTCACCAGAAGCATTTACACCATATACAAGTAATGCACAATCTATACTAGAGCCTTTATATATATAGTTTACATCAATAGCAACTAAAGTAGCTATCGAATCTCCTTGTACTAAACTAATAGGTTTACTTCTCATATAAACCTCCTAGGTCATTACTTCTACATTATCGCTCTGTAATAGAACATCAATATGCTGAACATCAACAACAGCTTTAACACCATATAATGCACAGAATTTCATAGCTGCTGTTACGGTTAATTCATAACAAACAGCAGAATAGTCGCTCAAATTTGTGATAACAAAAGCCTTTGCACATATCTCTCCAGATGTTGCACTTGTAGGCTTATTTAATTCACATTCACAAATCTCTGTTTCTCCAGTAGGTTTTATGCCATATATCTTAAGACTTGCCAAACCAGTTCCTGCAACTTTCATATAATTCCACATTGGTACAAAAGCTACTGAACTAAGAATGCTATCTCCATTCACAAGGCTTATCGGTTTACTTTTCATTTCATACTCCTTAGTAAGTTAATACATTCTCAACTTTTTGTACGTTAGTAATAGCTTTAACACTATGAATAACACCGAAGTTACAATCTGCGAAATCATTTTCAGTGGCTTCAGATAATTCCCACCTCAACGCTAATGATGTTGAAGGTGTAGCATACATATATGTAGCAGTACAATTATCTTTAATATGTCCAACTACGGGATCGCCTGTTCCAGGAAATTTCAAAGTACACGTACCTAATAATGTTTCTCCTAAAGCTCCAATGCCATATATCTTCAATACAGCCTCATTATCTGGAATGGCAACTGTCCAATCTACTGGTATATCTCTATAATTATACAATACAGACACACCTATACATTCACTAATATTCTCCCCTTGAATAAGGGACACTGGTCTACTTTTCATAACTTACTCCTTATTATTAATATGCCCATTCTTGTTCTGGTTCTTTTTTACCATTTATTAACTTATCTCCCCAACGCCAACCTAATTGAACTCCTTTACCCATTGCTAAAGAAGAGAAAATATTAGGTATATTTCCATTTCCTAAAGGATTGAATGTATTTAATGGATTCATCAAAGAACCTATCATCCCACCTTTAGAATATGGATTAGGCATAACATATCCTAACCATCTATTGTCTGATCTCCAATTCTTATACAGCTCTTTTCTAGTCGCATTTTTTAATGCTTTAGCTTCTTTAGCACCACTATTTATAGCTAGATTCTTAATTATATCAGATATTACATCTTTTGATTTAACTCCATCAGCAGTACTAGAAAATTTTAACACTTCATCCATAATAGATTTTTTATCATAATGCTCCATTAAATCTGGATATTTTGATAAAGAAGTTAACTTATCTTTTATAGTGCTCTTACCAGTGTTAGACATTAATCTAGTTAGCTTATTTACAATTCTAGAATCAGTAAATTTGTTGGCTATTTCTAATGATTCATCTACTGAAAAATGTGGACTTTTATCAATTATATTAGTCATCATATTTTTAAATCCATCTACCATTTTAGATTTGTTAACAAACTCTCCGACCTCACCTAAGACTTTCTTACCAATAGTTTGAGTACCTTTAACAGTTTTTAAAGTACCAGCCATAGGCATTAACATAAGTGCAGACCATCCCTTTGACATAGAAGATGCATTAGAATTAGGATTGACATTAGACACATCTTCTGGATTAGGTAAAACTAACTTAGCAACATTATTTATACCGTTTAAATTATTATAGTACTCTTTATAAGATTCGGTATAACGAGAAGGTTCTAAAAAAGAATCATCTTTCCAATCTGATGTTCCAATTGATCCTTGTTTATATCTCTTCTCTCTATTTATCTCATTTAATCTATCTTGCATTATCTGATTACTATAATTCAATTGGTCTCTTGTAGAAGGATTGAATCCAAATTGATTCTCCATGTTACACCCCTTTTCTAAATTTACCACTTCTTAGCCATTTTGAGCCACTTTCTCAATCTCATGATAATTCCTTCATGAAACTTTTAAAACCCATGTAGATCACTTCATTTTTAGACCCTGATCCGCTCTTTCCGAAATTTCTTTTCCCGTTTGTCAATAAACTGGACATCACACTCTTCAATCTTTGAACAATTTGTGCAGTTTCTATTTTTGCACTCTAAAATCGGTTTCCTGACGATTTCTTGTTCTGATGATACTTTCTTCATGAACTTTCTCCGATGCTTTAATTCGCTTTGCTTTCAATGGAAAATAAACAAACTTTTCCATTTTTGCTAATCAATTTCGACATTTCGTAATTCTCAACCTCTTTCCGGTTACAATTACACACAAAATTAAACTTTTCATGTAGCGTTACTAACTTATTGCATACCTGACATCTATACTTACCATTCAAGTCTTTTGTTATACTGATCATATATCTTTCCTTTTAATCTGTTCTATAATACACCATGCTACAAACACCATAATAAACAATATCAGAATAGATTCAACAAAATCTTTACTCATTTAACTAACCAAATAGTTCCACCTAAGAACACTAATATTACAACAGCACCAATCCATGCTCTATCCCACTCTGGTCTTTGTTCTATATTTCCAGCATTAATCCCATTATAAGTTGTTTGTGCAGGATACATATAACCATTAACATCAACCATAGAACTAGGAATACCTCTCCATTGCATAACTATATGTTTAATTGTGTCTGGAGCACTTAAATACTTTAAATTATAATATGAGCTTCCTTTACTAGACCAATAAGTAGTACATCCAATGTCTATATATCTATCTTTATACTTAAATCCTACCTTATATGTAGTATCTTCTTTAATTATCCTTGCAATATGTTTAATATGATAAACAGTAGTATCAACACTCTTTACCCTAGTAACCACACTATCCTTCCATAATATCCTAGTACTAACATCAACTTGTCTTAACTTATAGTTATCATATCCTAAATATAAACATCCAATAACCAACATTGTAAATATAAAGACATATACTTGTTTAATCATTCTTTCCTCGCTTAAATTAAATCCCTCCTCTTGACTTTCACAAGCCCTAATAACATTACAGCATGTATATAATTAGGTGGTTTTTCTGCACTACGGAGAGCGCTGAGACTCTATGTGACTTCGCTTGTTAAGCGTAGAGCTACCTCAACTATTATACCTTAGTAAATGCAAACAAAACAACCTAATTCTCCTTAATATATCCATATGCAAATCCCCAACCGAACAATACACCAAATAAGAAAGCCATTATATACATCATATCAATACCTACTATGTTCATAAGTCCAATTCAGATACTGCTTATCATCTATGTAGTAATTCCCAGTCTTGAATAATCTAGCTTCACATGATCTTCTACCTATAATCTCAGGAGGATTCTTCCACATCATAATAGCATCAACTATCTCATCTACATCTTCTCCAGCTATAATCCTCTTGACAAATGTGCTAGGTTTAGTTGTAAATGCTGTTCTTCCTATATTAATACAGATACTTACCAATGCATCGAACTGATGTTGATTAACCAAATGCCCAACCTTATCTGCTACTGGTTTACTATATCTCTCTAAATCTTGTTGAGTTAACTCTTCTAATTCAGCATCAGATAACTTATCCATCATAAGATTGATAGTTCTATTGCATAATGTAATATACTCATATCCAGGGAAGATTCTATGCCCTACACCTATAGTAGGAAATCCTCTTGTATCAAAATACATCTTCTTCTTCTTACCCTCTAATCCATGTAAGAATTGTATTCCCTGTAAGCTAACTTCTTGAATCATATCTTTTCCTTTCTATCTAATTCTTCATCGTGTGTATGTCTAAGATCATCTATCTGCATCTCTCTCCATACTCCATATGCTTGAACCATTTCACTAAGAAACTGCTGTAAATACGACATACTCTCATCTACAAATCTAAACTTCTTATCATTTACCATATCAGTGTTGATAAACTTCAACTTAGAAAAGTAATCCATAGTACTCTTTTGATGAAACTTCTCATAGAATAGATCAGTAAACTCTTTACCTGCTAGATTATAACCTTCATTTTTAACTGTATCATATAGAGTAGATACGACATTCATAGCATTAGTAAAACTATCTTCATCTCTAAATATACTATCTCTGTAAGACATAATGAAATCAAAGAATGCATTAGCCTTATAAATAGCAAACTTCCTAATAGATTCATTACTAAAGAATCTAAGTGCATTATTAGACACTCTAATAAACTTATCTTTAATCCCTATTTCTGCACTCTTATTCCTCATCTGCTCAGTAAGTTCGTTCTTCATATTCTCTATCTTATTTGCTATATCTGATATGCAAACTACTATATCATTATGAGCAGATTCAGCTTCTTTGATCTTCTTATCGGCTAAAGTCATTAGTTTAGCTTCTAACTCACCATGTATTTTAGCACAATTAGGCATCTTAGTCTCTATGATTAGAGCTATCTTATCCATTGATTCTAGATGAACAGCATTTGCATTACTGATCAGTTCTTGTTTCTCCATTTCTAACTTAGCTATCCTTTCCTGATCTTTCTCTTTAGCTTTGATATTATCCTTGTTTATCCTCCACTGCCAAAGTCCACCCCATACACCTCCAAGACCTAATCCACCAAGTAATATGCCAGCAGCTGGCAATAAAGACATTATAAGATCCATCTCAATCCCTCTTGTCCACCGATAAGGAATAGAAACCCTGCTATTATCTGCTCTGTTGTAAATCCTGCTATCATAAGCTATCCTTTCTTCCTAAAGGAAAGAGGGTATATTTCAACCCTCTGTTGTTTGTTAAGCACCTACTTCTGTTAGTTCTAACCTTACTGTCCAATGTATATTAATAATTACCTAATACCTTTGTGTTCATAATAGCATGCCACTTAATCGTTGTAGATGCCAACCCTGTTACTTTTATAAGTATCGTAGATCCACCAGTTACAGTAATAGATATACCTGTCAATCCAGAAGATATTAAATCAGTGCCTATTGTAGTAGTTGACAATAAACCTCCTGAAGAGTTTACAACTCTGCGATTAAACACAGCGTACTCAACGGCTGGATATTGCTTAACTGCATATATTGATATATCGTTTATATATATCTGTTGACCATTGTTCTGATTGATTGTTTCTGCTGTAGTAGTTGGAGACATATTTGTTTGTGTAGCATTAGTTGTTACTATACCAAGCATCAATTCTCTTGTTCCCCAATATAAGGCAGCTGCTCCACTTGCATTACCATTCCACCCTACAGAATGCTCACCGGTATTTAGTGTTAACCAATTATAACCATAAAGTCTTGAATATGGCTTTGTAGCATTTAATGTTTTACCAAAGATTATGGAATAATTACTTGATGCTGACAGTGTGTTTGATTCGCCAATTACTATAGCACTATTACTACCTACTGTATTACTATAACCGCTTACTAAAGAATATGATCCATTACATGTATTATAATATCCAGAGACAAGATTATGTGTCCAACTATTTGTATTCCCTTCACCAAATGCAGCTGAATAATTACCTGAAACAACATTATCTTTACAGGCAACAAAAGAACATATACCGCTTGCAGTATTATTTTGTCCAACCGCAAATGAATAACTACCACTTGAAACCATTGTATTAGCAGTTCTACTCATCTGTAAATCAACTGCCTTTAATCCTCGTTTATTACCACCAGTAGCAGTATTATCAGGTATTTGTGCTAAAATAGAACCAGTTCCTTTAGCAACTATAGCAAAATCTACATTGGTAGCAGCATTGGTAGCAGTTAAACTAACTACAGGAACAGTACCGTTAGGAGCACTCGTATTAACAGCTTCAGTAAAGTTAGTCAATCCAGAAACATCTTGCCAACTTGGTAACCCACTAACTAATTTCAAATACTTACCATCAGTACTCTTAGCTAATGTAGTTGCTGCACCACTTGTTCCACCATAAATAATATCTCCACTTGCTGACATTGGATTAGTTAGCTTACCATTGAATATATTCCAGTCCGTAGAACTTAAATAACCATCAGAATCGGTATCTGCTGCACCTAATGTATTCTTAATAGTAGTAACAGTCTCATCTCCAGTATTAGTTCCACTAACAGCATTCAATGCAGTTATGTTACTATGAATATCTGTAGAGTAAGTACCAGCCGCTTGTTTTCCACCTAATGCTGTATCTATACCAGCTAAATGAGCTTCAACATCTGGAGTTGCTGCAACATAGTTAGTTGAAATACCAGTAACATTGATAATATTAGCATTGTGCCCTGATGTAGCTGTATCAGTTAACCCAGCATGTAGAGTAGTACCAGGATCACCAGTATCACCCTTATCACCCTTATCACCCTCATCACCCTTATCACCTTTATCACCTTTTAAGGCAACAAGATCCTTAGCAAGACTGCTCTCAGTCATTATACCATTAGTATCTCTATATAATAATTTATCTGCCATCTTTTACCTTAAGCTAAGATAGTTATTTCACCATATTCAACATCGAAACTAGATGTTTTCTCTACATAACCAATAGACTGCAATATTTTACCTGCACCTGTTGAAACTGTAACAGTTGCTAATCCAGGAGTAGATACACTCAAAAACACTGGTTTACCAATATCTGCTTCTACAAATGTAACTGGACAACTACCTGCTTTATATATTGTAGCTGGATTACCAGTACTAACACTTGTCTTTACATACCCATGAGCAGCAAACTTATTAGTTCCTCCATCAGCTTTTCTACAACTAGCTGTACCAGTATTATTATAGAAATTAACCTGATCTCCTGCACTTAAGCTCTCTGTAGCAGGTAATACTACAGTATCCGAACCAACTCCATCTGGCAGCATAGCAGCAGCTAATTTACCACCTGCATCCAACTGAGGAATAGCATTAGCATCACCAGAACCACCTATAGTAGCTCCATTTACCATCTCCTGTATTCCTTCTGCATTTCTTGTTATATATTTAGCCATATTCTATTCCTTTCTTGTTTAACCATTTGTGTTGTCCAGTACGGAGTACTGGAAAACGTGAATCTCATTGAGTGAAGCGAAATGAGAGAGGAAAGGCTAGTCTCTAACAAATGAAGACAACCTTATCCCTCTAATATTGGTTCCTCTATCTTAATTAACATTGTATATTCATTAACCATAATGCCCAACCTTACAGCATAGTTACCTTCATTAAAGTTTAAATTTGTATAAGGGACCATCTCTCCGTCTAATCCTAGAAACAAAACAGTTCCTATATTCCAATGTAAACCATTATTAGTAAATATACCTGCTGTTTTAACATCTACTTCATTTAATGCATCCCCTGCATTCATTGTAATACCTAACACATTAGGATGATCAACATAATCAGCTTTATGAACAATATTACTAAATTGAGTAACAGTCTTACAAGCTCCTATAGCAGTATCACAGAAGTATCTATATATTAACTCATCTCCTGTATTGATACCACTAGTATTCTCTATTTTCTCTTTTTCATCGCTATTTACAAAATATCTATCAACAGATTCAATTATTTTATCTGTAATAGCTGTGAATGAAGAATCTAATTCACTTTCAATAAGTATATCTTCTCCATCCACATTATCAATATAAAGCATCTTTTTCATTAAATATCCTCGATACCTTCACCAGAACAAACAGTATCAGTTATATCGTCAGTTGTAGCAGCAGTAAACAATGCTGAATAAGCCTTAATCTCTGTTGGTCTAAAGATATAGTAAATTGTAGCATCTATAACTCCTTCAACAGGAGTTAACACTATGTCTTCAACGTCATATCCTTCACCAGTAATTTCAGATATTAAGAAATCTTCTGGAGTTCCTATTGTAACAGAATCAATAATATTAGTACCAGTTATAGTAAATGTACCTTCTGCACTGTCTGCACCAACTATTACCTGTCCTCTATCAATTGTAGAACTAAGTGTTAATTCTGCTTTAACCCCTTCTCCACTAACAGCTATCTCTTCTGTTACCATGTCTGTAGATGAGAATGATATATTACCACTATAGGTATCTACAATACTAGGAGTAAATACGATATGAAATGATTGAGTCAGCATTCCAAGAGTAGGATAAAGGTAGAATTCACTAGACCATGTATCATTTTCAACCATTTTAATCAAGAATCCATCAGGAACAGCAACTAATACTCTCTCTTTAAGATTATAACACTCTATGGCAAATTGTTTAACATCAGATAAGGTCCCATAATAAGTATCATCGAAAGCACTAACAGATCCAATAACTGTAATCTTAGGAGTAATATCTCTAGTTCTAGCTATTTCACCTCTGACAGTATTGAAAATCACATTAATCTTATCTCCATTACCACCCTTTAAATAAAAATAACCACTATTTATAAGTGGTACTTCTATATCCCTGGTAATTAACCCTCCTCCATAAGTAACTCCATCCAATACTTCTACATCTGATTCAGAGAATGTAAAGTCTTGAGCAGCAACTATTCTTGCACTTAATGTACCTAAAGGAACTAATATCTTATTATTACTCGTTCCAATTAAAGTAACCTCTCTAGTTAATGCTCTTGTAGGCATCCCTAGACCAAGGAAGTTTGCTTCTTGTCCATTCATTCTGTTAATTGTCCTATCAAAAGGAAATGGTCTATTATCTGCCATTTGTAGTCTCCTTTATTCTTTAATCTCAATGCCCCAAAGTTCCCTCATCGTGCTTCGCCTTGCCTGACGGCAGGCACGCACTAAGGAACAGGTATGGTAAGTTTGTTTATTGTTTATCTATTTAAGTCTAGGTTCTAATTCTACCTCTGACTCATATATACCTAATATCAAATGATTAGGCACGTACCTTAATGATCCAAATTTAAACTTTCCTTCAAACTCTGAGCTTCTGTTATACATGATTATCTGTCCTTTAGCAATCATATTGCTTGTAACATCCTCTCCTATAACTCTACCTAGCACTAATTCATCGAATCCAGTACTTATATCACCCAGATATAGCTCTTTACCGTTAGCCCCGATATACTTTTCCTTAACAGGCTCAACGAATACAGTACGAACACCTTTAATTGTTCTACATTCTTTTGTAATTGCTTCCATTGTTCATGATCTCCCATTTAAAAGATTCATTCTTACATTTAAACTCTATTTCTATAATATCTTTATCCATTATACACATACATTCATACTCATACCATATTTCCTTGATTTCATCCACATTTTCATAGGTATTAGGAGTAATTCTCTTCTTTTTCTTACCATAAAATGTAGCTCCAGATGATATGATAGACCATTTTTCATCATCAAGCTCACATTGAACAGTAACCTTGAACGTACCATTAGCTAAATCATAAGGAAAGTAGTATCGAATATTCATTTGTGAGCCTTATGGATAGATTTTTAAGAAATAAAAAACTTATAATGGTATGTTACTCAAGATAAGACCCAATGTCAAGAGATTTATTTCCAGATTTTAGCTTAGAATAGGGCTACTTCTTACCGAATTACTGTAAATTTTTAGAAAATTTTTATAATTTGATTCATTTTTCTTTTCTGATTTATTCTTTTCTCTTATATAGGATCAATATAGAGCTAATGATAAGTAATATTATAAGAATTATAGTTTTTATGGGTTATATAAGGAAATATCTAAAAATAGTAGAAAATTGTACGCTGTGTCAATATTACTCAAAGAGACCCATACCAAACGGTATTTGAGTTGATTCATTTATCAGTAGATAAAAGAATGCTTATTTGTGGAGAGTTAGACTGTGGGGTAATGTTAATGGTGACATTGTCCTAATTATTTAATCAATATGTCTGGAGGACATTATGGATAAGTATGAAGAGATTATTTACAGACCAAAGAGAACAGTTAAAGATGTATTGGAAACAACTGTTTTGTTTATTATTGCATCTGTTGGATTTGGATGTTCATTTGGGTTAATAGCTTATGCTATTAAGTTGTATGTTATGATACATCAGTGATGTATTCTTATAGGTATATAGGGCTTTAATTAGCCTTATATACTTATATTTATTTCTTTTTTATTTATGTTTATATATACTTAACCAGGACTCCCGTATTTAACGATATACCGTGGGGTAGTAGTAGTGAGTCTATGAGTCTGGTAGATAATGGTGTCTATGCTATGCTATCCTAAATTAATCTCTTGAAAGGAGATTATATGAATTTTGATATGATTATCAAGAGCTTCGGGAAGCTGCTGCTTCAAACCGAAGCTCTAAGGGTATTAGCTTCTGGTAATACAGAAGCGTATCCCCTAATATTGTTATCGCTAATGGCGATGATAGCAGAGGATATGGGTAAGACCATACCCGAAGTCTGCACAATGCTGGTAGATTTTGCTGCTTCCTGGGAGGAAGTATCAGCAAAGTTCACCAATATTGCTATGTCTGGTAAAATGATGGAGGCGATGATCAAGATGATCACTGCTACCCTCAAATAGCCATCATGTTTAAAGGGAGTATAATAGCTCCCTTTTTTCCTTATTTTTTCCCCTATTAGGTAGAGAGAACGAATTTAGATCCCATAATTAAACCTTGATTCTCATTAAATACTACAATTAAACACCATAAACGGTATTTTATGAGTCCTGGTTAAATATCACAGACCGTGGGGTTTCTTTGGGGTAAAGAAAGGAAGGAAAGAAACTCTAAAGAGTATATAAAAAGGTTATTATTAAAATATAATGATCTTCTTATGTATTTTACAAAGATGTAACTGTCGTCGTATGGATAGTTACACACCTGAGAACAGGTAAACACAAAGAAGTCCAGAGTGATTAACTGGATGAGCAGTATACGATGCAACACAATATCCTTATTGTGCTATCTACGTTAAAAGATAGATGATCTCCTTGAATAAGAGACATTTGTAGCCTAATAGTAATATAAGGCAAAATGGAATTAACGATTCCAACACTGGAGAGCCAGTGAGATTGGCTTGACAACCATGTATAGCATGTATCCTTAGTAGGGCTCTACAACTATATAAAGAGGTCAAAAACAATTAAGCTCATTACTCTAACATGAGCAGTTATAGGTTATCTATAAACCTAATGCATGTAACTGTTATTCATAACATGCAATCATCTAATCTCAATTGAGATGTGACAATTAGATGAAACAAAGAATATGAGCATATAACTTGATTGCCGTGAAAGCTTAATCAGAGCTTAGCGATCAACTATATCAACTCTATACTGTCTAGTTAAGACATAAACTAACTCATGTAAGCTATGTAAAGCTAGTGTCACTACTCTCTAGTAAAGAGATATACACAACTCAAAGATTACATATAAGAACTCACGTTCAGAGTAATAAAAACTCTGAAGGATAGTTGTGAGACGTATGTATATTGGGAAAAGAAAAGTAGCGTTGTGTCAAGTATGCAGCCGTTGAAAGAGGCGACATACAAGGAGATAACAATCCGTAAATTGTAAAATCGAAGAAGAGAAACACTCTAAGGAGTGTGTATCTAATCAGGGTTTAATAGACAACTAGACAGCACACTAAAGCTGTGGTTGCATAAAATCCAATACTAAGCAATGAGGAGTCTGAGGACTTATGCCAAACTCATGATAGCTTTGAGGATATAATTCTATATAGGTTCATCACCTACTGAATGTTACTGAAGTATCATCTTTTAACATAGAGGATCCTTAAAAAGGCTCTCCTCATACTTGCAAGTATGTTAAACTGATATGAATGTCTGAGAGTAAACTCAGTAAACAAATCATTGGTTGTTAGTTATCCAATAGATGAAAAACTAACTAGGAAGGTCACTCCGAATATCAACAGTTGTTGACTGATGAATTGCAAAGTGCTATTGAATCAATGCAAGATTCAGGTGATCAAATCTCTTAATCTTCCAAATGAAGGAGGTACTAATGGAAGACATGAGAGCATCATACAAAGATGCCAAATCTAAAATATATTTTCACAAAAGTGATTGTGATAATGTATGTAAATTTGTTATCGAAGATGATGCATTCATGAAAATTAAGAGATTTGGAGAACACAAGCAGAAGAAACTAAGGTCTCTTCTTCCTGAATATGGTGAAAAATTCATATTCGTTTGTTATGATGAAATCATTATCAGTAAAGTGGCAACACTTACTAAGTATGGATGGATTCAGAATGAACAGATGAATTTCACCAAAGAAGGAAGAACGCTTAAGTTCAACAAAGCCTGTAAAAAAGAAAATATTGATATAACTGAAAGAGACAATCTATCATACGGTGATTCCGTATATAGAATGTTCTTCTCACTTCGGTTAGAAGATATGATCTTATCTGGAACAGGCTCTGCTCGCTCTTGTTATCAACCTACAGGTGCATATTTCCAAGGTAATATTACATATTACACATCTGGATATGCTATATTAGTAGGTTTGAAAAGCAGAAGCGGTGAACTTATAGCAAGATCTTGGATCCAGTTCTCTAAAAGTCTCAATTCCTTAGGTCACACATGTGGCTATGGAAATGAGACATATAACACTAACCTTCTCAGGAAGAAACTGCGTAACTTTGTGCAGTCTTTCATGAATAAAGGAAAGTGGATCTCATCAGAGATGATAAGTACCCGTATAAAGGGAAAATTCATTAAAGATGGAAAGAGAACTGGACATTCGACGTGGTCGTGTGGAGGCTATTACAATGATCTTTATCATAAGACAAGTGTTTGTACATTTGCTTATGTAAAAGGAATTGCAAAGCCTAGCGAGTTCTGTTTTAAGCATGGAGTTAACTTTAGCTTAAAAACAGGAAAGCTCACAGACTGTGGAAGGATATGCTAGTGTTTCCCAACACCAGGGAGAGGCATATAAAGATGGAGAAGCCTCTCCTGTGGTCTCCATTAAGGAGTAATTATGGTAGATATTAAAAAAATACTGACCATGAGTGAAATAGAACTACAGAAATTAATAATAAGAACAGCTAAAAAAGCTGGTCTATTAATAATAAACTGTAGTGAATATATCATTTGTTATTCCAATGAAACAAGATTAACGCTCTGTTCGCATTGGGATACAGTGCTAGACATACCAAAAAGAATAACAGAAGTCAATGATTTCATATTCTCAGGTATTGGTCTTGGTGCTGATGATAAAGCAGGTGTTTATATCATGCTGTCGCTCATGGAACAAATGCCAGAATCATTTCATTTCGCATTCTTCAATCATGAAGAAACAGGAATGATTGGTTCATCTATGTTTACTAAGCTACATAAAGAGCTACCGTTCAACACGGGAGGCTTTATTGGTCTTGATAGACATGGAGACAAACAGTTCGTTACCTATGGACAAGGAAATAAAAAACTTGAGAAAAAATTAGGTAACGAATACAAGAAAGAAACAGGTTCATGTTCAGACTGTAAGAAACTATCTAAAGAGTACAGTCTAGCTATGGTCAATATCTCTGTTGGATTCTATAATGAACATACGACAGAAGAATATTTAGATCTAATAGCTATGAACAGAACACTGAATCTGGTAAGAGATAAGTTAGCTGATTGCTCAGTTACTTATATGATAACAGAAAAAGAAGCGTTTGACTACAATAAATGGAGATCATCATACAAATACAATGATGATAGTAATTTGAACGAATATTATAATAATTTCGGAGGATAACATGTTAGATTTAAGACTTAAGCTAAAACAAAAAAACTTAAAGTCCGTTGAGTTTTACTTAACTGAAGAACCTTCAGTTAGTGATATTGTCGATTTAGACGATATTGAAATTGAAGAAGACTCGCTGGAAACACAGGTCATTGATTTAGAAGTTTCAGCTATGGCTGCTGGGCTTTTACATCACATAAGCCATGCAACAGGTAATGATTCACGCTCTAATTGTGGCAATGTCCAATCTAATGGAGATGAATTCTGGCAATGGGTAGGAAAAGGACATTCATTCGTATTTAGAGCCTATTACATAAGTCAGAAAGGAACAAAGGTAATAATACCTAGTTCCATTTCATATGTTCAAAATCTATAATTAAGAACCGAAACAAGAGCTGTATATGATCCAGATTATGACCATTGTGTGTCTTCGGCTCTCATATATAGCTCTTCCATAGGTTCTATTTGAAAGAAGGTATTATGTTAAGGTTGATGAACAGTGCTATGATGCCAGATGAAGGTACTTATAAGTGCCATCGTATAGGTAAAGTGGCATTTATAAACATGTTGAACTCCACTGAATTTGAATCATATATTGGGTACGAAAGTACTGCAAACATGATTAAACAAATGGGGGGTTTTAAAAAAATAAATATTTCAAGAGAACAAACCATCGTACAGGATGGAGATGTTCTTCTTATTATTAAATTGAAATATAGGGTTGGCAACCCTAACGACAAGAGACACTTGGAGCCATCAGAAGATGACTTTGAGTTCTTCGTTATTCAGTACAACACCTGACTACAATGGAATGAGAAAAAGGAAGATAAACCAAACATATATCAGGATTTGTTAAACTCTGAATTTATTTTAGGAAGTGTATGTATAACATAGAGCATATGAATTTTATAGTATTGTATTGTAGATTAATGGGTAAATATGTTCCCCGACATATCGAACCTTACAATCACGACAATGCATACCATGCTCCTACGGTTAAGACAAGGAGGATATACCCTGCATCAACAGGGGAGACCTGACATAGGAGATTAATTGATTTATTTATATTATATAACTTATAAAGCACAATAGCCTGAGCATGCTATAACAACTACTCATTTAAATAATGGATTTTTTGTTAAATAAAGTAACTCCCATAAAGAGTTAGGCTCACACAGTCAATGGATGAGTTACGTTCAAATCGTAATATGGGAGCAATTTAGAGATACTCTCTTGTAATCGTAGGTGTGACACCATTAACACTTTGGTTACAAGAGGGATTATCTCACGTATAATTAAATAAGGGGCAACTATGATAATTGATATAAAGGGTACATTATATAGTTATCATAAGCCTAGGCTAGCAACTATATTGTATCTAAAAACTAAACGTAAATATAAAAAAACCAAGGTTAAAGAAATCGAAACTAACGAGTGGTTATCTTACCATAAGTCTAACAATGGTATAGAAAACTATTCCAATTTCACAATTATAGGAGGTCACCGTGTTTAAAATTAAAAAACAAACTAAAACAAGAGCTTTAGATATACTTGGTTATTCAACCAATTATCAACAAGCTCTAGCATTGGTTAATGAAGTAGAAGAAGAACACCAGGAACTTATGTTCTCTTCTAAGACATACCAAAACGAGTTCAATAAAACTATGAGGAGAACAGAATGAAAACAGTGTTGCAGGTAAGAGCCACTTATCAAGGCTCTTACCTTAATGTAGATATGTTAATACTTAATTTAATTAAAATAGGAAAACTAACGAACGAAGCTGGGAAACAATTTTTGAATCTAAGTCTAAGATGTATAGATAAAACATCTGAAGACTTTGAAGATTTAATTAATGAATTAAATAAAATAACGAGAGGAGAACGGATTGAATAACGAAACAAAGCATGTAACTGTATCATGGATATGGAAGACTCTCCTTATCCTGATAATTATGTTTGCTATTTATGGTGTTGGCTCACTATTAAAGCAATCGTATAACCAACCAAGTATTAAGATTGTAACAGATTCAATTTATGTTACAATAGATTCGAGTAAGGAAAAATAAATTGTTAAAAAAAGGATTGGAAAGATAACTAAAATGATTTATCTTTTTAGTCCAAATCTTAATTAACGAAAGGAATTACGATGAGACTAAAAATTGTAATTGGTGAAAACACGCTAAACGGTATCACTACTGACTCATTAGAGTCAATGGAACCTATGTTAGTATCTATTGGTAAAACTAATGAAATGGTAGCAACAGTTACAGAAATATTTCAAGAAACTATTATTGAATGGGATGATGATGAAGACGATGAGGCAGAAAGAACAGTAACCTCAACAAGAAGAATCTCAGTAGCAGACATGCAAGCTAATGGAGATTATTCAGTAGTCTTTGCCGTACCTCCTCCTCCAAAACCAATTAAGTTCTGTAAACTTGTAGGTGAACAAGCAGAAGTTGAGTTTGCAACCGAACCAGGGATGACAGTCAATACAGCTATTGAAAAAGCCATGGACTTATTAGGCTTCTCAATGGATTTATCACAAGTGACAGTTGTTGTTGATGCAGACAATCAAACAATGCAATATCCAGAATCTATTAGAAATGAACCGATAAGAGAAGGTTCAATCATTTCGATTTTAGCAATAGGTAAACCATCAAGGGGTTAATCTTATGGCTATTTCTAACAGAGTAAAGCCTTCGTTTGTAATAACAACAGATGAAGGATTGCTAAAATCATCACCATACCAAATGGTAATATCAGGTCAACAATGTATTCCAGAATTGGAATTACAGAAATCAATACCTGAGTTATCTATGTCAAACAAGTTAGAAAGAATCAAGAGATATATAGTAGATGAAGCAGTAGAAATATCTGGAGTTATTAAAAAGAAAATAACAATAATTCCAGCTAATTATACATTCAATATAGATTCTCTTGATAAAACAATAATAAGAAATGTTCTCTATTATTCACTAGATTATCCAAATGTTTGGTTTAATGTGCAAAAAGAAAATGCCATTACAATGAGACAAGCTATAAATATATATATAAATTCAAATGTATATAAAACTATCTATGGTTGTAATCTAGCTGGATTGAAAGACAAGATATTCCTTAAATCATATGATGAATATCTTGAAGAAGAAGAAGAGAAAAATAAAGCGGTTATATTGGAGCTAATCAATGCAAACAATAAAAAACTAGAGAACCAAATAGCAAATACTTATGCTCAAATTAAAAGTAATGAAGAGTCAACATTAACTCATTTCAAGAATATATATAATTGGAAGAAGTTAATAGAAACTAAAAGAGAAACATTAGACTTACCTAAAGGTGTAAGAATACAAAGTAAAAACCTAGTGATGAATACGAATGATATAATTGTATCATTTGCAGGTAAACGGATATACTTTGGTAAATTTGAAGTAACCTATAAGGTATCTGAGAGACAAATATTCATAAGAAATACAGAATTCAAAACATATGATGTTTGTCATCCTCACATATCATCTTATATATGTTGGGGAGGATTCAAAGAGAAGATTACTACAGCAATAGAGGATAATGATTTTAATAAAATGTTT